CGTCATGGTATGTCTAACTTCTACATTATCACCTGCATGGAGGACGAAATGGCTAATGATACCCGTGCCAAATTGGCACACGAAGTAGATAGTAATATTACTAAGCTAGATATTATAAGTAATACTTCTTCCCGTGCCAAATTGGCACACCCCCTAGATACACCTGCATTCCAATCGTTCTGGTCTACCTATCCTCGTCGCATCGGTAAGGGTGCAGCACGCACAGCGTTTGCCAAAGCCTGCAAGTACGAAGATGCCAACGTGATTATTCAAGGCGCCATGGATTACGCTGCCTACTGCGAGAGCAGCGGCACTGAAATGCAATTCATTCCTCATGCTTCAACGTGGCTCAATCAAGAGCGCTGGGAAGATGAGCTCGAGACAGAGATGCCAAAGAAAAAGATGGGAGGGTTCCTCGATGAACTATGATGAGCGCATTGCATTCCTCAAAGAGTGGTTCAAGACTGACATACTCACCCGCTTCAACATGCCCAAAGACCTCGACCCCAAGGTGGTGGCCATGGATTTGATCGAAGCAATCAATCGCAACATCCCGAACAACATTAACCACGAGCTGATGAGTCACCTCTCCGCATCCATAGCGAAGGAGGTGTCTCAATCAGCTCGCTCTCGCACGCTCCCGACAGTCAAAGACTTTCTCGACGCCGCCAAGAAGGCAGCTAAGAGCGGCGTAGAGCCCCTTACAGAGCCAACTCGCACCTCTATGGACCCATATGCCCTCGCGGCACAACGCATACGCTCAGGCGCTCCTGTTTCAGATACCTATCTTAAGGGTCCATCACGAAAAAAACTTCAGGAGCTACAGGGGGTGACAGATTTAGAACTTGAACCTTACCTAAAAACAATTCATAACACTGCACATAAGCAGTAAATGCAAACNAAGGAGAAGAAGAATGGAACGTAAAGGATTTATCGGCGGCTCAGATTGCGTNAAGATTATGCAAGGTGAGTGGCTCAAGCTCTGGCAGATCAAGACTGGTCGAGTAGAGAGCGACGATCTCAGCGACAACATTGCAGTGCAGCTTGGCATTCACACCGAGGACTTCAACCTTGGCTGGTTCGAGAAGCAATACAACTGCGTGCTGTCTCATCACCAGTCGGAGTATGAAGAGATGATTGGCAACGTGCCAGCCAAGGGAACCATCGACGCCAAGTGGAACGATGCAATCGTCGAGGCCAAGCACACCAATTCATACAACAACATGGACTCAGTGATCGAGTTCTACATGCCGCAGATTCAGATGTATGCCCACATGGCTGATGCCAAGGGCGCTTACCTGTCAGCTATCTTTGGCAACAACAAATGGGAAGGCGCTTATGTCTCATACGACGAAGGGTATTTCAATTCTATGTGGGCAGTGGTGTCGGACTTCTGGGGCTACGTTCTACGGGATGAAGAACCGATTGGTATCGACACACCAAACATCTCAATCGACAAGATTGCGGTGGACGAAATGGTCAAGCGTGACGCCAGCCATGACAACGAGTTCATCAGCCTCGCCCATGATTACATCGAGAACCAGCCAGCGGCCAAAACATTTGAGGCTGCTAAGAAATCCCTGAAGGATATGGTCGGCGCCAATGAGCGTGAGGTTTACTCAAATCTGCTTTCAATTAAGCGAGCCAAGAACGGATCACTACGCTTTAACGTACGTTTGTAAGGAGAAATAAAATGACGATGGAACTATGGAACAAGGTCAGTGTATCTGACCCAGCCTTTCTCAAGCCAGTCAACTTTGGCGCAAGAAAATTCACAGCAATCGACCCGATGTATCAGGTCAGATCAGCAACAGAAGCCTTCGGTCCAGTGGGCCAAGGCTGGGGCTGGACCAACACAACAGAGATTGTGCATGTCAGCAACGGAGACAGTGCAGTACTGGCTAATGTCAGCGTGTGGCATGGCAAGCCAGAGAATGTCTTCGGCCCCTTCACTGGTTGCCGCAAGTTCTTTGATGCAGCCAAGGGCCGCATGGCAGAGGACGCACCCAAGATGGCAGTCACAGATGGCCTGACCAAAGCCCTGTCCCACCTCGGGTTCAACGCCGATGTCTTCCTCGGGAAGATGGACGGTAACAAATACGCCGCTGATTCTGGCGGCGCATCAACGGGCTGGTAAGCCCACAATATAGGAGCCAAAAGCATGGCAGATACATACGACAACACCGACCGAGGCGCAGCTTTTGCACCATTCGAAACGCAGAAGCTGATCCTTCAAGGCAAGGTAAATGACACAGGTGTTGATCGCAAGATCACGTTGGTCAAAGACCAGACCCGTGAAGGCAAGACAATCATTGAGGTCTACGAAAAGATCGGCGTCCTGTTTGAGAACGACAAGAAAGGCAATGAAGCTGCGCCAGATTACACTGGCCCCTTCAATGAGTTTCGTCGCCTCGCAGCATGGCGCAAGATGAAAGACGGCAAACCTTACATGACATTCAATGTCTCTGACTCACAGAAACAGGGAGGGCAGGCGCCAGCACCTCAGGCTGGAGCATCGTTCGGATCAAACGACTTGGGCGGGGATGACATTCCGTTTTAATAAAACAGGGCGGGCCTTCGGGCTCGCCCACCATGGAGGGTCAAATGAAAATTGCACCAGTAGATAAGGTGATTGACGCAGCGGGAATGGGCCTAAGCATGGCCGAAACATGCAGGCTCTTGGATGTATCCCGAACGCAGATCAGAAACATCGCCAACAAATACGGCATCAAGTTTGTATCTGGCCACGCCAAGCACGGCGCAGAAATGCGCGGCAAGCCAAGGCCAACAGGCGAGCAGCCAATGAAGAGCAAGCGTGATCCATACGCAGCAAAGACCGAGGCACATAGGCGAGCGGCATACAAGAAGAAGATGTCCGCAGAAAAAGATCGCCAGATCAAAATGGAAATTACTTATGGATACTGCCTCTATGAGTTTGAGTTAAGCCAGCACAGAAAGAAGCTCAGACCTTCAATGCCATGCCGCACAAGGAACGAGGGACTTGAGGCAAAGCAAGAGGCAGTGAGACGACAGCAGCAGCAGCGAGCAGAACGAATGGAGCAGCTGATCAGTGACGTTAAAAGCATTCAACCTGCAACAGCCGCCGATCTAGCAGCGCACATGGGATATAACCTGAAGTCAGTTACCTCATTGCTTCAGCGTATCTATATGTCGGGTAGGTTTGAGCGGAAGATGTGTGTTGGTGGCGAAACCAACCATCGACGCTGGGCATACTGGGTTCCAGAAGAATGAAGAAGCACCCGAACCACAACAAACCAATGGCTTCGCATCGAAATAGATCAAGGCCAATGACACAAGAGGCAAGCCTGTCAGTGGCAACATCAACTGCCGACAGATACCGCAAAGAGAAACCCAAGGTCACACTGGTAATACCGCCATGGACCAAACCAAAACTATCTGAGGTGAAGTAATGACCAAGCAAGAAGAGATCAACGACATCAAAGACTGCATTGCCTCATGGCAGCGCCAGCGTGACGAGATGGAGATGCGCTATCAGGGCGTGCGGCCATCATATGTGAGCACCGATCTGGCGATACTTGAGGAGCGCATCGAGCGTTACAAGGCCAAGCTGAAAGAGATGGAAGGAGAAACAAAATGACTGACGGAAACACACACGCAATCAACAAGCACCTCGATGAGCTGGAGGACTATAACGCACTGCAAGAGGTTTACGGAGAGGTAATCTCCCTCTCCATTCAACTTGAGCAGGCAGAGGCACACATCGAGGCACTGGAGGGTAAGCTGGCGAGGGCGTTGGATGTGTTGCTGGAGTCCGTGGAACCGTCTGTTAAAGCGCAACCTTGACGCGACTCACCTCCCCGCTGTCCTTGTGATAGGTAATGGCCTGAAGCTCTGACCGAGAGGCATAAGCGTGAGACGCTGCGTAAGCATCTCGAGGTGCAGCCGCCCTCATCTGCTCAACCTGCACGCCACCAATGTCTTGCATCTTGGCGTGGTGCATGTGGCCAGTGAAGTAAAAGCGGTGACGGGTACGGCCCCACATCTCAGCCCACTCGTCAGCCATATGCATTACAAGGCGCTCGGCCTTGGCCTTGTCGCCATGATGAGACGCAAGCATGACACTGCCCCACTCCATAACAAAGAACTCGCCACCCTTGCGCTGCACTTCAATGCGCGGGTTGTCACGATAGCGCTCACGCAGAGCATATAAGATCGAAAGGTAGGCGTCCCGATCATGGTTGCCCTGTATCACACTGACGATCACGTTCTTGTGCTTTGCCGCTGCCATCTCAACGCAAGTCGCAAAGGTTCTGATCGCCACATCAACCGCATCCTCAAAGCTGCTCGCCACATCAAGAACGTGCTTTGACTTGGGGGTCATGG